CAAAAATATAAAAAACCTAGAACCAAAGTTAATTAATGTATGCAACGGATATAATGTCCTTTTTTTGCCCTTGATTTACTTGTTTTTTAACGCTTGGAGCGTGTATTTTGCACCCCTAAGGGGAAAAAACCGCCACCGCTACTACGGTATACCTATTCAAATTTTTGTAACAAATATTATGGAACTGAATCTATACTAGGTTTTACAGATAATGAGTCTTCTAAATAATCTGCTTCTAATAATCTTCTAGGTTTAAGTATCTCATTGTCACCAAAGTCTCTTAAATTAGCAATCATGGCTGTCCAATCATTGTCTGCGGCTTGTTTTATAAAATCCATTTGACTTCCATCTTTACGTGTAAAACTTACTCCATGATTAAAACCTACAGAAGCTATAACAGTCTGCTGTTCTTTAGACAAATCTTTAAAATTTTTACCATTAGATACCTCAAAATATTTATCAGATATTTTATTTGTGTACCATATCTTAGATTGTCTATCTATAAGGTTTGCTTCTTCAGAACTTATTTGTAAATCTTTAGCTTTTTCTGATGCTTCTGACCCTTTAATTCCTGTAAATATAATTAATTTGTTAATCAAAGGTTCTGGTAATCCCATTCGTTCTAACTGTTCTCTATTTTGCATTTTTAAGTCAAAACCAGTAGCTATAGTTACACCTGAGTTTTCACTAGGAACATAACCATTAGTCCATTGATTTCCTTCTCTTTCTGAAATCCAATTCCAGTCAATGTTAAAATCTTTATTTTCACTCATATTATATAAATCTGTCCTTTTGTATTTCTGTTCCGATTGTGTTTTCCATAAACTTTTCCAAGTCTCTGTCCAATAATTCATTTTTATGTTGGTTGTAGGATAAGATTTGGTCTCTGTCCATACGCTCAACCCAAGCATTAGCGGCAATAGCCACAGCATCAATTTGGTCATCATGTCTTAAAGCTCCCCTTGTCTCTAGTCAACCTAGTCATCTGTCTAAACAACTGATGGTCAGGTTCTAATTTAAAGTCTTCTTTAATAAGTAAGTCATCTACCACAAGCCTATGACTATTCATAATTGGCTCTAAGGTATCTATAATACGCTTCTCTTTTTGTATATTATGTCTTACTTCTTCTATTTCGCATGGGTGTACTTTAGCCATTATAGGTTTTAACAACTGTGTTGCCATACCGTCACCAAAGTTACTCTCAATAACTACATAGTTTACATCATTTTTCTTAGCTATATTAGACAATCTATACAGAGTATCTTCATCATAGCCACCATCTAATGCACCTACAGAGGTCAAATATAGCACTCCATGAAGCATTTTAAGCACCGCATACGCTGTTTTGTCCTCTCCACGACCACTAGGGTCAATAGACATAATAGTGCCCTCAAATGGTGTAAATTCTTTAGACATATTCATAGGTGCTACGTAATAGTCACCTTTGAGTCCCACATTAGGTAACTCAGGGTCTATAGCTTTTATTTGTTCAGGAGAACTAGCCCACTGTATTTTAGCAGGAGCTTCCTTCCATGTAGAACAACCAGATGCTACAATTAAATCATTTAATTTAAGAGGGTATCTGTTAGCGTCAGACATAGTAGTGTCTAACATAAACTGTAAGTTGAATCCACTTTTACCGTAACTTGAAAGTCTTTCCATAAGGTCTACCTCGTCAAACCTTTTAGGGTCTGTAGGTTTACCTTCTAATTCTTTTGTGTCTACAATCATTTTAGCCAATTTATGACCATAACCAATTCTTTGTTTTTTATCAGGATATAGTGCTGTCCATATTCTAGTTTTAAAACCTCTTTCTTCTAGGTCATTGTATAATGACATTTCTGTTTGAGGTGTACCTAGAAATATAATACGTCCTACTTCTGGTTTTATGATTGCATCAAATTCTTTTACTGTCTCACCAAGTCTATCACGCATAAGTTGCGTTTGTGAGTTGTTGGCAGACTCTACGTCATCAGCAATAATTAAATCTGCACGTGAACCTGTAAGTTGTCCTGTGATACCCATAGATTTAACACTTGGTGCATGTGATGCTAACGCAGGGTGCTACATCAAAACTAATTTTTGAATGTCTTTGGTTATCTCTAGGTATTAAATGAGACAATAAAGGCATCTCACCTATTAACCTTTGTGTAAATGTACTGAAATCATCAGCCCTACTTTTAGAAGCAGATACAACTAATATGTTACGTTGTGGGTTTAGAAGTAATTGATGACAGACAAATGCTGAAGTAATCCATGATTTGCCTACACCCCTAAAGGCTTCTATAACTAATCTCTTGTCAGATGACTGAAGATAGTCTGCTATATCGTATTGTATAGGTGTTGGTTCTGGTAGATTTAAGTGTTTCCAACATAAATACAAAAAATTTTTAAAGTTCTTAATTCGTTTATCCATTTGTATCAAACGGTACGTCATCTAAAATGTTGTCAGTTTTTTTATTAAGATTATCTGTACTATAAGTTTTACAGACTTCTAAACATACCTTCATTTCTGAAGCGGTTAGCTCTTCTCCTGATTTTAATTTTGTATATGCGTGTTTAACTAATAACTCTGGTAATTCTTTGACAATATCATCTATACTAACGACCTTGTCCGTTGTATTTTTTGAAGGTGCTTCTTTTGTTTGGTCTTTTTGCATGTCTTCCTTTTCTCTTCTTAGGTTTATCTCGTAATTCTACAAGATTAAAATTTATTCTAGCCATAATTAAGGTGTGTGATATTCCATTAAACGAGATTGTTGTTCATTTTGAACTTCTCGTTGTAGTTTTTCTTTATCTTTTTTTAATTCGTTTATTTCTTTTTTTTGGTTTTCTATAATGTCGTCTTTGCTTGGTTGTATTAAGTCTGTAAGACTTTTATCCATAGAGCTCCTAAGTTATTTTAATATTAATGTTTTAATACTTTTTTCACCCATGTATATTTCTGTTTCTGCTTTAGATTTAATACATTGATATTCTAAATTGTTACCAGTATTTGAACGCATAGCAATTCTTTTACCTTTTAAACATTTTGACATACTATCTTGTATTCTGTGTTCTTTAATTTCACCATTAACAATCATAAGTAAAGCAATAACTGTTTCAATCATATTATCTTACCTTTGTTAATACCTTTTTTAATTATATATTTTTGTGTGCCGTTAGCACCTATCTCTACTTCTTTTTTTTAAGTCTTTAACAAAACCCATTTGCTTTGTTTTTTTACGCATATCATTGATATATTGGACAATTTTCTTAGTAACTCTTCCCATTTGCTCTTACCTTATCCTTTAATTCTTCAATATCATCAAGAGCTTTTTCTAATTGTTTTTGTGTAAACTCAATATTAACTTTATTAGTCATATTTTGTTCTTGTGTGTTCTGTAGTTTTTCTACAGTTTTATATAGCTCTTCTAAAAGCATGAATTGTTCAGAATCAGTAGTAGTTTGTTCACTCTTTTTAAGTAAATCAGAGTTCATTAACTCTCTTGACGTTTCTAAACTTGTTAATCTTGCAGTAACTTCTGTATATGCAAACACTCCCATAACAACACCTGCTATAATACCTATCATATTTTTAATAGGCATACTTACTGCTGTGTCTTGTGAGATTTTCATATTAATTACTTCTTAACTAATGAGCCACCAAAGTATAAACCTATGATAGCTGATACTAGGTTAGTATCTAAAGGTGTAATAACTAAACTATTGGAAGATAGTGTTACCCATTTCATTATTTCTTTTTCAGGTATAAAGAAAAATGCAGGTTTAAATTCTAAATAACCTACAATTACGCTTACATCTGGTTGAAATATAGGCATTAATTTAGGTAGTAATATAATTGCAAAGACAGCAGTTAAAGCTATAATTCTTCTAGTCCACTGAAAACCTTTGTTGTCATATTCTCTAGCTTCTTTAAAACCTTGTTGTTGTACTTCTGCTCTTTGTATAAGCATTTTTTGTTCTGCTTGTTTTGCTTTAATACTTTGTGACCAGATGCTCATAACTCCACCAAGAACGGTAGAGCCCAACATTGTTATCATTTCAAATGGCATATCTTATATCCACCATAATATTATTGACCATATAGCAAAAGCTATACATACTTTTTTGTTATCTTTAATTTTTGTTACAACATGGTTTTTCCATTGTGTAGGCGTTTCTCCATATATCATCATACTGATTCTCCTATTTTTTTACATTGCATTGATATTACTATTTGTCTTTTCATAAACTCTTCATGGACTGACATACCAATAGAAGACACAGTATTTACACACTGTTCTTCACTTGTTAATTGTTTTGTTAAAGGTAAGTCACCTTCTAAACATAAGTTTTGTCCATTTACTGCTAATACACATAGTATTGCTGTTATTTTAAACATTACTTTTTCCTCTTTTTCTTTTTTGATATAACTAAGTTTTCAATATTTTCTATAATTTTATCAAGAAAGCCAAAAAAAACTATAAAGAAATCTATCAATCATTTCACTTAAACTGAAATACGCCTATTACTGTTGCTACTATTGTTCCTAAAAATACTAAAACTTGAACCATTCCTTTACCTTTAGAAACATCTTGTCTTAAAGATTTAACTTCTTTTCTTAATTCGCTTATTGCTTCTTGTAATGCTTTCATTCGTTCAGCTTCATTCGTTCAGCACAAAGTTTCTCATGTCATTCCTGCATTTCCATTACTAGAAAGTCTAACACCAGTAGCGACTTCGCTAGTTCCACTTACTCTTTTGGTGTTATCTTTTTTCTAGTTCCATGATGCGTTGACACCGACTGCACCAGTACCTGCACCACCACCGCCTGGCCCTTCTGAACCACCACTACCATCACCACCCCTAAAACCAAAACCATAAGTTCTACTATCTGCTGAAATTCCTGTGTCAGTAGTTTGAATACCATTAGCACCTGTACCAGTATATCTACCTCCACCACCACCAGAGCCACCAGTTACAGCAGAAATACCACTACTTCCACCATAACCACCACCTAAAGCAGTTAATAAACTTCCAAATGTAGAATTATTTCCTTGCGCACCACCAGATGCTTGTGAACCTGCACCAGTTGCATTACCACCATTACCAACAACTATTGCGTAAGTTGATGCACTTAAATTTAAACTGTGTCGCCAGATTAATCCACCTGCTCCACCACCACCAGAGTTATCTCCACCAGTACCTGCTCCACCACCAATCATAAATATATCAACAGTTCTTGTAACTGGTAAAATAAAATTACCATTAGCTGTAAATTTATGAAATGAATATGTAGTTCCACCATAAGAATATGTTCCAGTAGAATTACCACCTGTTGGTGGTTTCGCTTACAATAATGTTAAATGCTCTATCTGTAAAATTTGTTCCACTTGTTGCTCTTGCATTAAAAGAGTAAGTTGCACTACCACTAACATCTGGGGCTGTTCCAGTAATTGCACCAGTTGATGAATTTAAAGAAAATCCTGCACCAGATAAAACACTACCACCAGTTTCAGTGTAAGCAATAGTATCACTTTCAGAATCAGTAGCACTTATAGTTATATTTGTAGATGAACCCTCATCAATACTACCTATATTTCCTGCTGTTGTTGACCAAACAGGAGAGGCATCAATATTAAAAGCAGAAGTTAACGAACCAGTAAGACCACCAGTAGATGTTACTTCTACTTTATAAGGTTCTTTTGTTGCATCAATATTTGATGTTACTCTTGCTGTAATTTGTGTTCCACTATTAATTGTAACTGTAGGAGATGTGAATGCTGTATTATCACTTCCAATAAATTTAATTATTTCTTCCCTCAAAAAATCCAGTAGTAGAATTATATCTCCATTGACCTGTAGTAGACCCTCGTTGTGCTGTAGTACCAGAAGCTACTTTAGTACCTTCAGTACCAGTATCGCTTATGTTTTCAAATGATACATCAAGATTACTTCCTGCTATCTTACCATTAGATGTAGAAAGTAATTTAGAGAGGTCTCTAGCTTTTGTCATTTATTTATTTCCTATAATTTGTTGTTGTGAATTTTGTAGGCTAGATATTTCTACCTAGCCTTTAATTATTCTGCTTCTTTAGTGTCAAACCAAGTTTCTATTTCTTCTTTAGTCATAGGATTAGTTGGTTCATCATGATTTCCAGTATCATTTAATTGACCTTCAATTTCTACATAAAGACAATTTGCATCATCTCTTTCTTCAGAAGGTGCTGAAAATCTAAAAATATTATTGTTATCATTATCACAAACTTCAATTTTAAATTGGTCTTGTAAGTTTGGATTATATCTTTTTTTAAGTTTATATTTTATCATTTATTTCTCCTATAAATCTCCGTAAGTGAAATCACTTCCAGTTGCGTCTATTTCTGTAATTATAACTCTACTTCTTTCAGTTCCACCTGCTTGAGTATTGTAGTTGATTTTATCTCCACCACCGCCATTACGACCATAGGCTTGTATTTTAAACATATGAACATTAGTGTTTTGTGCAACGTGCCAAAGTTGATTATGACTTGTATTAGTAAGTGTATAACTTTCAGCATAAATTTCATGTCCACCTGCACCACCATCATCTGATGAACTTACATATGACCAATTAGAACCATTATCTGTTGAAACCATATATCGGTAAATAGAACATTGCCAAGTATCTCCCCCAGTATGAACAAAGCTAAAGTCTACTGTAATTATATTTCCAGTAGCTTTTGGTGTTATTTGAATTGTACCATCTCCTAAAGGGTGTTGATGGTCTCCCCAAGCTGAAGAACTATAATTGCATTGGTCTGAAAATTTTAAATATTTCTTTTGAACAGTTCTACCACCTTGAGCAGTTGCATATTCAGGTGCAGTTGCACCAGAGTTCATTTGAAGAACTTGACCTGCTGTACCTTTTGGAAGTCTTTGTAATCCACTTCCATCTCTGTAAAGTATATCGCCTTGTGTTGTTAAAGTTGTTCCAACATCAGTTCCATTAGTACCATTAGTACCTGCTGAACTCATTATATTCCAGTAAGCTGTTGCATTGCCTACTGCTTGATTTGAATGGGCTTGAATACAAACATAACTATTTCCACCTGATGAAACTACATCATCAACAGCGTAGGTTGTGCTACTATTGTAAGCACCCTTCCAGTTAAATTTGATAGCACCCAGATTTATTGTTGCCATATTTGTTTCCTTATATTGTTGATATTAAATTGCCATTTGTATTAATGCTAAAGACAAAGCCTGAAGCACTAAATAAAACATCATCAAAGTTGGCATATTGACTTTCGGTGATGTTATCTTGACCTTGATTGGTCGTAATATATTGAACTGCGTTGTTTGCAGGTGTTGGTGTGTTTGCTGTTCCACCCATTGCTGAATGTGAACTACAATAATAATAAAGTGTTGGAGCTCCACTAGCTACAACGATTGTTACTTGTGTTGAACTATTGTGAGTTACACCAGTTGTGTATTCTGAACCACTTGCGTGTGTTCCATTTGATGTTGTTGAAAACTTAAATGGGTGTGCTGAAGGATAATTAAATATGTAAGTATTACCTTCGTATAAATCTAAAGTGTCTTGTTGAACTCCATCTATAAAATATTTATTTGAACCACCAACTGAAGAAACTGTGACTGTTTTTACTAAAGTAGATGGATTGTAATATTTATTGAAACCATAAACTTCTGCTGAAGAAGCATTTGCGTATTCTAAAGCATTTCCTGCTGAATTTACAACTAAAGCCTGTCCTGCTGTACCAATACTTGCAGGTGTATTTGTTAAATCATTAATTGATATGTTAGCTAATTGGAATGTTCCATAAGCCACAATCATTAAAATATCGTTTGCTGAAGCACCTGTACCTAATACAATGCTAGTACCTGAAGTTGCAGTATAATCTGCATTTGCAAGTTTAACTCCGTTTAAATATACATCTATAAACCCTGCGTCATACGCCAAAGTTTTTGAATTTGTATCTGAACCAGTAAATGTTGTCTGATTTGCTGTTGCAGTATATTCAAACCTGTTGCTTGTTCCGTTAACTGTAGAACCTGCCGCCGCCCAACCGCTAGATTTGTAGACTTTTAATTCGTTTGCAGAAGTATCAAAATATAAATCACCTAAAGTTAGTGAGCTTGTGGGTGCTGAACTTGAAATTCTGTATACGTCAGCAAAATTATTTACTGCCGCTAAGTTTGTAGCTACAGTATTAATATTTGTAATACCACCTGCTACTGCTGTAATATTAGAATTTGCTCCTGCTACTGTGTTAATGTTTGTATTGTTTCCTGCAACAGTATTGATGTTGCTAGAATTAGAATTTACAGTTGATATTGCTGAAGACAAACCTGCAACTGTATTAATATTTGAACTGTTAGAATTTACAGCATTAATATTAGTCGCATTACTGTTTACTGCTGATACTGCTGAACTTATACCTGCTACTGAAGTAACATTTGCGTGAATACCTGCAACTGTAGTTACGTTAGCTGATATACCTGCTACTGTATTTACGTTAGCAATGCCAGTACCTACTGTATTAACATTAGCTATGTTTGTAGCAACTGTATCTATCTCAGATGTTGTTTCGTTTAAATCGTCTGCTACAGTCTCTACTTCTGAAACTGCTTCTGCTAAATCATTAGCTACTGCTATAACCTTTGTAATATCTGTTGCTACTGTGTTTACTGAAGCAATGTTAGTTGCTACTGTATTAATGTTTGTAGCGTTAGAATTGGTTGTAGTAATAGCTGACATGTTACTATTAACAGTATTAATCGCTGATATATTGCTATTAACATTGTTAAGAGTAGTCTTATCTGACGCTGATAACCACGTGTTTTCTAAGTAATTCTTTGTTGCCGCATGTTGTGCCGCCGTAGGGTCTGCCACATTTGTAAGTCTTTTGTTTTGTGCGTCCCATTGAAAATCTGTACTTGATACTTTAATAACATCATTAGCATCATCAATGGCTTCTTGACCCATAAAGAACGCTTGGTCTGAATCTGTATCTAAATCATTCTCTGTAAGTACAGAACCAGAAGCATAATCTACTAATTTAGTACCTTGTGAGGTTCTACGTCTAATCTCAATGGCTACTGCATTTGCAGGAGCAGTGTTAAATGTAAGTGTTGTTCCTGCGGCATTTAATGTAAAAGCTGTTGAAGCTACACCTGCTAGGGTAATTGCCAAGTCTGCTGTACTTCTATAACTAAAAGGTATAGAATACGCTGTTGTACTACCGTTACCAGTGTATCTTACAAAACTGTTTGCCATTTAATTCCTTAATTTAATTTGTTTTATCTAAAAGGGGTACTTTATTGAATTAGCATATCTAATTCTCTTTTTTGTTCCATTTCTGCTAAATTATTTTCTAATTCTACCATAGTAGTGTTTACCCCATTATTATCAAATTTAGCATATTCTTTAACATAATTTCTTGCTTGTAACTCATAATCTCTAATTATTCCTAGTAAATATTGGTCTCCTTCATATTTACCTTTAAATCTTTGATTGTCATAAAATCTTTTATTGTACCTAGATTCTGGATTTTCTAATTCGTCAGTAAATCTTTCATTTAAAGTTTTACCACCTAATATAATTTGACTTGCCACTACGTTTGTAGCTTCATATAAAGTTGTTCCTTCTTTTAACTTTAATAATGGGTTATCATCAATTTTATGAAATAAGTCTTTTTTCCAAGTAATATTAGTTACTTCGTGTTCTTTCATATTAAAAGAATTACCAAATCCTAACGCAATTCTAAATGAAGGTCTTTCCCATTGTATGTTACTGTTTTGTAAAATTAATTGTGCTTTATCTGATAAAACTATTTTTTTACCTTCTCTATCAATAATAGATGAACTCCAGTGTTTAGTAACTGGTAATATATCTTGTGCATTTCCTAATAGTATTCCTTTAGGTTTTGGATAAATATTTTTTAATGGGTCTCTTCTTGGAGACAAAGCATCACCGTTTAATGCTGATGGTAATGAATTGTTTAAATATTTTTCATCTATAATTTTTAATAATTCATGTGGTGTTGATTGCGTAATGTGGTCTTGAAAAGTATTTAATTCTGTTTCTGCTTCACCAAAAACTTTATTAGTCCATCTCCATGTTGTTGCTAATGGTACAAATTTACTTGATGTTCTATTTATTTGTTTTTCAAATTTACTTACATTTTTAGCACCTTCTTCTACACTAGCTTCTGGTTCACTAAAGATTGCCATAAACTCAAAGAAATCTTGAGTCATTAATTGACTTGCAAATATGTTAGACCATAAAGCAAAAGTAGAACCACCAAAATGTTGCATAAAATCTGTTAATTTATTTTGAATAGGTCTATTTGCATCATCATTAAAAATGTCACCCATTTCTTCTACAGTGTCTCTAACTGAAGCCGCAAACACAAAAGGCACAGAAAAAGGGTACATTCTATTTAATGAAATATATTTTGTTTCACCATTTGCATCTTCATATTTATATGAAAATCTATGTTTTCTATCTTTTTCTTTAAATCCTGTTATCTTTCCTTGATAAGCAAGTAGTGCCGCATACATATAAACTACTCTGCCTAAATTCTGTATTGCTTCTGCTTTCTGTCTAACAATAGGGTCAGACGCATTTAACATTCCTCTAAATTCTAAATTAAGTTTATTAACCATAGGTGTCATTTGCCATGCAGTTTTAAATAAACTCATTGGTGTTTTTACAAAATGCAATCCTGTAAACACTCTCATTAAAGGATATTTATTTGCTAAATCTAATACTAATTGACCTAAGTTACTTGCACTTTGTTTTTGGTCAGGAAAGAATTGATTAGCGTCAAGTAAGGGACTTCTTAAATTTTGCGTAAATGAGTTTACTTGTGAAACAAATGTAGGGTCATAAGCAACTGATTTTGTTAAGTCATCTAATGATTTAACTTCAACACTATTAAATTGTGAAGTAGGTCTAAAATTACCAAATTCATCTTCATATTGATAATACATTTCTGACCATTTTTTTTCAAATGTAGTTTGTTTGTTTTTTTGTGTTTCTAAATCTGTTAATAATTTATTTAATTTATCTAATTTTTTAACATTAACTTTTTCTTGTGCTTTTTCAAATCTTATATTTTCTTTTGCAGAAATAATCTTATCTTGTATTTTAATTATGTTTACTTTATTAAGTTTTTTATTTTGTTTCCATAATTCAGGATAAAATTTTCTCATTCTTTGATTTACATTAGCTACTCTAGCGGCTCTATTAAATATGTTTTTTGTAAATGAGTCTCCTGCTCCTAATCCACGTAATGTTAAGAAAGATAATTTACCAATAGGAGAACCTATAAAACCAATACCTTGTTTTATTTTACTGTCAGATTCTTGTAACTGTTTAAAAAATGTTTCCATATTTCTTTGTTGTTTTCCATCAAATCTGTGTTCTAAAGTGTCTCCTACACTTCTATTAGCTTTCCATGAAAGTTGTGCTTTTTTAAAAGCAATTTGATAAAATCTAAATTGGCTTATTAATAAATCATTTGCCATTCTAACTTGGTCAAGAGCTAATTGTCTTTCACCTCTAGCTAAACTTTGTAAACCCATAATGTAATTTTCCGCAACAAAACCATTAAATTTAATTCCTGTAGACAAAATGTTTACTTCGTGTGTAGTAGGGTCTCCCAATAGATTAGCTGTTGTATATTCATTAATAGCCTCAAATAAAGTAACTTTTTTATCTTTTGTTTTTCTATTTACTTTATTAATAACTTTACGCATAGCTTCATCATTATTAGTTAATTCTGCTAAATTTTCTATAGTTTTAATTTTCTTAGCAGGAGTCATTTTCTTTGTTTCTGCTAATATTCTAGGTAAATCTTTACTCATAATAGTATCAACTTCAAATCTTAGTTTATCTGCTTCAGTTAATCCTACTACTATTTTTTGTTGATTTAAAGCATCAGAAACACCTTGAACTGTTTTAATATGATTTTGAACTAATACTGCATTTTCATTTAAACTTTTTTCTAATTGATTAGCAACTGCAAGTTTTTCATCAACTTCTACTGCCTCATTCATTAATTTTTTTATTTCAACAATTTCTTGACTTTTGTTAATAATATTAATTCTACCTGCATATATTTTTGGTGCAAAGTCAGGAGCTTTTTCAGCTAAGTTTTTTAATTCAGTTTGTAATTTTAATCTTGCTTTTTTATCTTTGACCATTGTTTCTGCTTTTTCTACTATTTGGTCAAACAAACCTACTCTTTGATTTACTCTAACTTTTTTTTCGTCTTTTAATCTATTAACTACTCTAACTATTTCTTTTACAGCAGGTGTTAAAGATTTGTCACTACTAATTTTATCTAAATTAATAATAGGAGTTTTTCTTTTAATTTCATTTACCTTTTTTTCTATTAAAGGTGTTTGATTTTTCTTAACAGTTACTTTTTTTGGTTGTTTAATTTTTGAATTAGTAGGTGTAGCAACTCCAAAATCTAAATCGTAATCACCTTGAAATCCATCACCTTTATCATAAAATTTTCCTGCTTTTCTTTTGCTTGTCCAATATCCCATAGAGCCACCAATAGTCCCTTGAGCTCCACCACCTATTGCACCTGCAAGTAATGTTCTAGTTATATTATAATCAGACATTAAATCTGCATCTATTTCAGCAGTTTGCCTAGCCATGTCTGCACCTGCACCTATAGCCGCACCATAAGCCGCTTCTTTTTTAGCCACGTCCCAAGCCGCCGCTTTAGCCGCTTTCTTTTGAAATTCTTTTTTTGCTAATCCTTTTAATGGAACTTTAGCCGCTTCTCTAACAATGGTACTACCTGTCCCAAAAGTAAATAAATTAAGAGGGTCAGACACTAATGCAGGTACAAAATCTTTAGCCCATTTTGTAAAACCAATAGTTTGTCCACCAAAATAAGGTAAGTCTGCATACACTTGTGTTATTTCTGCCCAGTCTTGTTTATATGTTTTATCTTTTCCAAGAACTAATCCAACATCTAATGCAATACCTGCTGTGTTGTATTCACTCCATATTCTATCTTGAAAAAATTTTTCTATTAATTCTTTTTTATTAAAATCTTTAATATTTTTACCACCAGTTACTACATTGTTTTTATCTGTAATACCGCCTGAATAATATCTTCTTAATACTTTTTCAAAATCATCAGATTGTAATTTATCTAATGCTAGTTTTTGACGTTCTACACGTTTCATTGCATCATATTGACTAGCTTCAATAGTTGTTCTACGTCCTCGCAATTCTGTAGGTCTAATTATGTTTTCTTCTTCTTCTAATTTTTTTCGCCAATCTGCCATTTATTAATCCTTATTGTAAGTATTTAACAACTAATTCATCTAATTGATTAGAATTAATATTAAATATTTTTGCTATAGATTCTTTATCTGATTCAGTCATATTACTGTTGTAAAATGTTTTAGACACTGGTCTTTGTAAAATTGTAGATAAACCATTTACAAATGCTTCACCTTGAGCTTTTTCTGATAATTCATCTTTATCTGTAAAGAAATCAAACATACCTTCATCAAGTGCAGGTAAAGAAATATCACCATCAAAATTAATAATACTGTCTCTTATAGCATTTAAATCATCAGTATAATCAATATTAGTAATACCTAAATTATCCATAATTGATTCAATAATAGTTTCAGCTTCATTAACATTAGGTGTGCTTTGGTCATCTGTAAATATATTAATATTGCTGTTTAATAATTTTTGTATTGCAGGTGTTTCTTTTAACAATTCTGACACAGGTATTAAATTTGATTTTGATTCTTCTTTTAATGATTCTATATCTTCTAAGTCAAATTTACTTGTTATTTTATTAATTTCACCATCATAGAATGATTTTAATTGTGAGTCATCATCAGCATCAAAGAACTCAGACATTGTTGTATTCTCCATTTTAGCAGTCATTCCACTCAACCAATTTTCGTTATCATACTTTTTAATTATGTTTAAGTATTCATTATCTAACCATGCTTGTGCATCTTTTTCCCATTGGTTTCTAACTTCTATTGACGCTGTTCTAGGTGGTTTAATATTATCTTCATTCCACTCTTGCCACGAATCTCCAAAATCTTGTTTAACTATGTCAGCAATAAGAATTTGTGCTTTTCCTGTATCAAATTTACTGTTATTAGGTTTTAATTTATCTGCTAATAATACTGTGATGTCTTGAACTGTTTTTTTATATTTTTCATTATCTCTTGGGGGAGTGTAAAAAGCATTTTGTGTTTGTTCTGCCGCAGATAATTTATCTAATATTTTTTCTTTACTAGATGTAGATATACGAACACCTTTTAATACTTCATTTAAGTCATCTATTTTATAATTGTATTTACCTAATTCTACATCTTTTTGTATTCGTTTTACTTCATCAGTGTCTTCTGTTAATGTTTCTGCCGCATTTACATCTTGTAAAAAAGATGAAGCACTATCTCCATGTTTTTTAATAAATTCTTTTTTAAGCAATTCTTTTTTTATTGGGTCTTCTTCATTAAGATATGCTTTTGTGTCACTAGCAATAGCTTTACTTTTTTCTCTATCTACTCTAGCCGCTTCTATATTTTCTAAAGATACTTGTTTTGCAAATAAAGATTTCTTTAATGCAACAACTTCAGGTTTATTACTTGACATAAAAGATTGTAAAATTTTTCCTTGATTATCTGTTCCTCTATTTGCTTGAAGTATTAATTCTGCTTTCTTTAATTGGTCTGTAGTTACTGCACCATCAATAATATTTTCTACATGTTGTAATGCTATTTTATTAACATCATCATTACTATACATTTTTGAAACAGTCTTACCATCAGAAGAAATCATATCATATTGAATAGAATTTAATTTTTGAAAATAACCATTTTTAATTTCTGAATTAGCTAAATTTTCTACCATAGTAATTCCATCTAAAATTTTTGTTTCATAATTAAATTTTCCTCTGTTTTCAGCATCTTTTGACATTAACTTAGATTTATAAGGTGTAAATTCTGAAGCAAAACCTAAAGCATAAGTGTCATCTTTATTGTCAAAATCTTGTGCATCTAAATAAGGTTTTAAGAAAATATCTAAATTATCTTCTTTAAAATCATACTCTCCTGCTTCCATAGATTTAGTAATAATGTTCATTTGTTTATTAGCTTCTACT